AGACGCACGCATACCTCGACTGTTACAGGCTGCTGACAGGCAAGCGCGTATATGGCAATATCATGGCCATAAAGGAAGAATTGCAGTCGTAGCCTAGAGAGCCGATTGCCGCGATTATTTCTTGTTCCATCGTTATCCCTCCAAGATCTCGTTAACGCGTTTTTGTATCGCGTCGTAATTATAGCCTAAAGACTCCAGCGCCTGCTTGCGGTTCCATCCGTTGCCCCATTTGCCTGCAATGACCTCGTTAGCCATTACTTCGGTATTCACCATGTCCTGCAGCGCGTCGTAGTCGTATCCAGCGGCTGTTACGAGCTTTCGCCGTTCATCTCCGTTGCCCCATTTACCCGCTAGCACTTCTTGAACAAGTTCGGCATAGCTTTTGACAGGTAGTACCTGCGCAACGTCGTCTGCAGGCGTGCCAGGATTCGCGCAACACGCATATTTGAGCCACGCCTGCTCGTTCATATATGCGTAGTCTCCGTCGAGTGAACCCGAATAACCGGGTAACTGCAGGCTGCTAGTGAATTGCCACAATGCGACAACGTCGAATGGGTGCGTATTGTACGGCATATCAATACCAGGCCATGAGGTATAGGACTTTGGATACCCGGCGCACCAGAAACCACATTTCTCAGGTATCCAGCTGCCTTTGAATTCCCCGCAGCGACTCGCGCTCATATACAAGATAGGCCAAACGCCCGAGAGATCGTGCAGGCGCTCTATGAAGCGCTCGCACCATTCCACGTTGTCGTAGTTGCCTGTCTCGTAGTCCAATACTGGAATGCCATGGCCGAAATAGTTTTTCGTTTTTCTGTAAAAATACTCTGCTTCGTCTTCGGGGCTGTTCTCGCGCGCGAAGTGGTAGAACCCCCACAATAGGCCGCAGTCTTTAGCCTGTTCCACGAACCCGTCACAGCAGGGATCCGTATAGCCGTTTCCCTCCGTGGCTTTGACGATAACGAAGTCGATTTCAGAAGCGAGCGCGTGCAGGCGAATGCCGTCTTGCCAATTGCTAATGTCGATACCTTTCAACATTCTGCGCCTTCCTTTCTCGGTCGTCCGTTCTTGCGGCTTTTATTATAGTCAATAACGTCGTCCAGCAGAATCACGCGGCTTCCGTCCGGCAGCTCGTGAGCCTGCAGCATTCCCGACTTGACTAGTGCTGTCACACGTTGCGCGGAGACTTCGAGCAAGTCGGCGGTCTTGGCGAACGTGCATGTCGGCCTATGTTCGAACCATACGGCAGGTATTTCGTAGCTATGCCTTTCGGGGGCATAGCGCACCTTTATCTCCATATGGTAAAGCGGAGCCGACGTTATAATATCGCCTGTAGAATCTTGGATTGCATCGAAGCCTATTCCGGTGAACGGATCCGTTAGCCTTATCTGTTTCACGGTTGACCTTCCTACTATAACGGTTACAATACTTAATAGTTTACTTTAGAGAAGGGACAGTTGCAAATGGCGCGAAAGGCAAAGGAATCTGATTCGAGCTACAACGCTCGCAGGCGCGAGTATAGATCGGCGCAAAGGTATCTTAAAAAGGCCGACGAGAATACAGGCGCCGTTGCCGAAAAGAACAGGGCATTGGCAAAGCAGCATCTTATGAATGCTCTTGCCACCTACGACCGCAACGCATCGCCGCAGCGCATCAGCTCGCAGATAGTCAATATCGGCGCAGCCCTCGGCATCGACGTGCAGGGCATGAGATCGGAATACATTCCCACTATTTCGAAGGACTCCAGCGCGGCAGATAAGAAGCGCGCGGCACAACGCCAGAAAGAGGCGATAGAAAACAGTTTCCAGGCGTTGGAGTCTAACCGCGGCGACGCTGCGAAACGCGCCGAATTGGAAGCACAGGAACTAATGACTAATCCAACCATCGGCAAGCGCGTTATGGGCGGCCTGGTCGATGTATGGCGGGACAAGGTGAGCAAGGACGCGACTGCGGCGGAAAACCGCAAAGCGGCGCAAGAAGCCATTTTCGACTACTTCAATGCAGACAGCTGGCACGACGTGCTGCAAAAGCTTGAACAGTCGATCGGCAGCGAACTCTACGCCGTTGCCAACGACCTCGAAGCCTACGAGGTCGTAAAGCTCGCAATTCAAAAGGGCGTGACCGGAAATACCCTCGTTGCCTAGGCATTGCCCATGAACGAAAGGAACAAGCCCTTCTACCGGATCATAGGCGCTTACGATTCGGAGACGACGAACTACACCGAAAACGGCGTTGTATCGGCCTTCCCCATACTTCATCAGTTGGGCATACTTGACGGCACGCCGGTTGCCGAAATAACAGCCGAAAACGTGGAGGATCATACAGACATAGAGCTGTACCGGCATTCGTTCGAGCTGTACGAGCGGTTGGACGCTATTTTAGAGGCGAGGTCTGACTTCGTGCCAGTCATCTGCTGCCACAACCTCGCGTTCGACATGTACGGCCTCTCGCAATGGCTTAATCGGCATGATGTGCGGGTGCTGGCGAAAAGCGCGCGCAAGCCTATCAGCTTTACCGTCATGAACGAGGCGGGAAACCCCGGGCTTGTCATATGGGACACGCTCATCTTCACGCAACAGTCCCTGGAACGCATGGGCAACGATTGCGGCTACAGTAAAGGCGTCGGGGAATGGGATTACAGCCTTATCCGAACCCCTGAAACGCCGCTGACCCTTGCAGAGGTTGACTACTCCAAGCGAGACATCTATACGCTTCTTGCCTACCTCGGATGGTGGATCCGGCGCAACCCAGACATCGAGCCTTCGAAGCTGGCTCTGAACGTCGTAACGAAGACGGGCGTTGTGCGCGAGCGCCGCAAGGTTCGCTATCAGAATACCAGGGGCATAGGCCGAAAGCAGAACATAGGCCGCTATTGGCTCTATCAGAATAGGCTGCAGCAGCCAAAGACAGACGACGAGCTGTATACCATGCAGGCCTGCACTCGCGGCGGCTTCACGTTCTGTTCCAGCGCCAATGCAAGCGTGCCTTTCGACTTGCGAGGCTCCGATATGCGCGTCTTCGCGTTCGACGCCACGTCGCAGCATCCGGCGCAGATGGTCTCGCATTTATACCCAGAAGGGTTTCACGAAGTCAAGCGGCAAGGTTTTGACGCTCGCGTTCGAGCTTGTTCAGCTCGTGACCCTGCAGCACTTGCTAGATAGATGGGAAAACCCCTTCAACGTGGCGTTCAACGCCTGTTTCGAGTTCACGAACCTGAGGCCGAAAGAGGGAACCGTATTCGCACGCGACGGGGTCTTGCCCCTCGCATCGGCACGCTACAAGCCTGCAGAGTTCGTGGACGAAGACAACGGAGACGCTTCGGCGCACGAGACGAACCGCGCAGACCTCGCCTACGTTGACAGCGTTGAGAACGCCGTCTGCGCCTTCGGCAAGATCGTGAGCGCAGACAAGGCTCGTTTATGGATAACGGAACTAACGGCGTGGGAGATTTGCCAGTGCTACGACTTCGACGGCGTCACCGGCATACAGGGCTACGTTACGGGGCGGTTCGTGAAGCCGCCTGACATGGCCATCGTCTCGGTGATGCAGTTTTACAAGGCCAAGAACGAATTCAAGCAGGCGCGCTCGAACTGGCATTCGAACAAGCCCATTGAAAACAGCGAGCAGTTACGGCAGTTGGGCGTCAGCCCTGCCATCGTCGAAAGCATGGAAAACGGCACGATAAGCGCAGGCGACGTTGAAGCCACGTATTTGAGCCTGAAAGCAGACCTGAATGCGCTTTTCGGCATCGAAGCGTCGAACGAGTACAGGCGCGATACGGTGCTAACAGCCGACGGCATCGGGTTTGTTGGCGGTTTCGGCCTGCAGAACGCCCCAAAGAACCCGAAGGCGTGGTACCAGTTCGGGCAGCGCATAGTCGGGTGGAGCCGTATAGCGCAGTTGTGCGCGATTTTGCTGATGAAGGACGATATAGCCACTATTATCAACGGGGACACCGACAGCGTAAAAGTGCTTTCGGACGTGAACAGCCTGCAGGCCATTACGGGCGATCTGCAGGCGCTAGGGGACGCTATCGACAAGGGCAAGGTCAAAGTCTGCGCGCGCGTGCAAGAATCTTATCCGCAATACTACGACCCGCTGGACACCATCGGCTATTACGTCCACGAATTCACGAGCGAGTGCTTCTGCGCATCCTGGAACAAGGCGTACTGCGCGTTCGATATAGACAAGAGGGACGGGAAACGGCATTTCGCGTTCACGCTCGCAGGCGTGCCTACCGGCAGGCGCACGAACGCCGTTTCAAGCTTCATCGGCGTCAACGGCTACGCCGACCGCTCTATGCGCTCGGATGGTCTTTCGAGCGGATCTGCAACTTGCTGTTAGGTTACAACGTCACGCTGGCAAACGATATTATCAGGATGAACGCGAGGAGCTTCCCAAAATGGGGCGAAGGCTTCTTTGGTCGCGTCACAGACTATCAGGGCAACAGCGCGTTGGTTGCCGAGCCTGCGGCACTCGCGCTCTATCCTATGGGCAAGACGATCAACGACACGGCCAACGAAGACAACCACATAAACTGCGTCTATGCTAAGAGAAACAATCCGGGAGTGAACACAGAAAACGTCATAGTGACTGCAGGCGGGATATTTGATTTAAGCGAGTTGATCGGCTATGCCTAAATACTACGATTGGAACAAGACGTTTTCATACCAGACGGGAACCAACGGCGAAATATGCCTCGTTTTGGGCGCCAAAGACATCGGCAAGACCTTCGGCCTGCGCCTGGCCTGCGTGAGCCGATTCATCAAGAAGCATGAGCGCTTCTGTGAGATCTGCAGGACAAACGAGGAAATGAAAGCGGTGGCTCCTGGCTATTTCGACAAGCTGCAGTCGGCGGGCTTCTTTTCAGAATACTTGTTCAAAGTCGAGCGCAACTGCGGCTATATCGCCAAACGGCCTGCAGCCGACGAAAAGCCCGAGTACGAGCTGATATGCTATTTCGTGGCGCTGACCAACTTTCAGCGCGAAAAGAAGCGCACTTACGTGCAGCCTAAACGCTTCGTTTTCGACGAGGCGATAATTGACACGCTCGACAGACACCACAGGTATTTGAAAGACGAGTTCTTGATCCTGGCTCAACTGCTCGATTCGGTGTCGAGGCAGCAGCCGGGAGACGATTACAACTATTACGTCTATCTGCTCGGCAACGCCGTCGACCTCACTGCGCCGTACTTCCAGATGCTGGGAATCCACTCCATACCGGAATTCGGCTACCACTACTACAAGAAAAAGACGGTATTGCTGCACTACGTCGAGCCATGGGACGCCGACGACCGGAAGGCGTATACGTTGGTAGGCCGCATGCTGCAGGGCAACGAAGAGTCTGCAACGATATTCGATAACGAGTTTCGCGATACGACGGGCGGCGAGATCGCGAAGAAGGATCCTGAAGCGAAGTACGCCTTCGCCGTCAAATGGGGCAAGGTGACGTTCGCGATATGGATCAATCAGAAACAGGCGCTTTGGTACGTGACTGCGAAGCTGCCTAAGGGCGCGCCGAACGTTTACACGCTCGCGAAACGCGACAGTAGCGTCAATTACCAGATGATCTCCAAAACGTCCGGGCTGCTTAAAGTGCTTCCGGAGATATACCGCCTGGGCGGTCTGCGTTATGAAACCCCGGCGTTGCGCGAGGCGTTCTTCGAGGTGCTTTCGTTCATCGGAATTCGCTAGAAAAAGCCGTTGACAGCTCGCTAATAACTGTTAATATAGTTAACAGTTCATAAGAGAAGGGTTTGAAATGGCCTACTACACGAAAGACTTTGCACTTGCGCTATGCTTCATCATGGCGCTAGGCTATATGCTCGCGCGCTACTCCAACCTGGGCAGGTTCGAGCGCGTTATGCTGCCCGTTTCGGGCGGTATCGCCTTTACCATGCTTTTCGTAGTCTCCCATATGATAGCGAGGTTTTTCAAATGATCCGAGACAAGTGGATATACCAGAAAAGGCAAGTCGCCACTCCGTGGGCTGTCTACCTGGTCGCAAACGACGACCGCATAACCAAGCGCACAAAGGACGTCGCCTATACCGTCTACAGCGAGGAAATAGGAAACGAATACGACGCCTTGAACGCTATAGACGTGGTGCCAAACATGGCATTGATCGAACTTGAAATGACTATTAGTCGCTTCACAGAGTTCGACGATGCCGACCACGAGCAACTGGCGTCAGAGCTTGAGAGCTTCATTCGTTAGGGTGCAGCCGGCGAAGGAAGCCGGTGCAAGAATAGAAAGGATGCAAAATGAGCATCAACAAGGCATTTGTCAGCGGCAACCTCACGCGCGACTGCGAGACGAGGGAAAGCAACGGGGCGGTTTCCCTAGCGTCCTTCACGGTGGCTGTCAACGAGCGCAGGCACAATCCGAACAACGACCAGTGGGAGGATTACGTAAACTACATCGACTGCGTCGTTTTCGGCAAGCGCGCCGCAGCGTTGGCGCCGTATCTCAAGAAGGGCTTGAAGGTCGCCGTATGCGGCAAGCTTCGCTACAGCTCGTGGGAGAACAAGGACGGCAGCAAGCGCAGCAAGGTCGAAGTCGTCGTTGACGATCTCGAATTCATGAGCGGCAGGCAGGAAAACAAGCCTGCAAAGGGCGACGGTACGGAGCAGATTCCGTTCTAGCCTGATACAATAGGGCTGTGCGGCACCGGCTGAAAGCCCGTTTGCGTAGATTCCGATTACGCGCCCTGTGACGGGGACGGACGCGCGCCCGTAGCGTAGCGGGGACTGGCTGAAACGGATACGCTGCACTCAATGCAAAGCCCTGTAGCTCCGACTATATCGGTCACGCTACGGGGCTTGATTTTCACAAGGGAGGTTTTAAACGATGATCGAATACGCGTTCGCGAGCCTGCTGCTCGGGGCTGCCTGGGCATGTCTGTGCGGCGGGATTGCAATGCTCGCTTGCGCATACCGGGCTTTCAAAGGAGATTTCTAGATATGAAGATGGCGGAATTGAACGCGCTATCGCGCCTGGCGATGAACAGAAACAAGAAGGTAGTCTACAACGACAAACTAGAGCATGTCTTCAGATGCGAGAACAAGCTCTATGCCTGCAACGGGGTCAGCGTCGTCGAGGTCGAAGCGCAAGAGGTCAAGTACGTCGATGAAAGCTACTACGATTGGAAGGTATTCGACCTCAAAGCCGCAGCCGATTACCGGAAGGTGCACGGGTTCGTCGATCTGAATACCGAACTAGTATACGTGCACGAAGGCGATTTGCTCGAAAAGACGAGGGACTGGCGCTACGACTGCTTTTCGAGGTTCTTCGAACGAAAGATCGAAGGGCATTCCAACGTCTACGACGCTAAAGAACTGGCGCTGATAATGAACGTGTTCAAGGCGTTCGGCATGCCCGTTGCGCCGACGTTCGACGAGGGAACGAACCTGCAGCTGTTCGTCGGCGAGGGAAACAATTACAGGATCAGGGCGCTTGCATATCCTTTAAGGCGGGGCTGATGAAAAAGATTCCGACTGTTTTCGAACGCGTGTTCGAAAACAATAAACTGGTTTGCACGACACCCGTCGTGCGCGACGACCTGCTGTTGGCCTTCGAGCACGGGGACGCGACCGTTAAATGGGACGGCTCTTGCGTCGCCGTCATCAGAGGCGAGCTGTACAGGCGCTTCGACTTAAAACCCGGGAGGCTCTGCCTGAGAACGCGATACCGTGCCAGGACGCGCCTGACGAGGTGACGGGGCATTTTCCCCATTGGGTCAAGTGCGATAGGGACGACAAGGCCGACAAATGGTTTTGGGACGCATATCACGACTACCTTGCAATGAACAGGTTCGCTCCCGACGGCACTTACGAGGCAGTAGGCAAAGACTTCAACGGCAACCCGTACGGCTACGACTTCAATACGTTGATAAGGCATGGTCGGGCATACGTGACGGTCGAAAGGTCGTTTATCGGCGTTCGCGACTATCTGAAAAACAATCCCTGCAACGAAGGCCTTGTCTTCTGGTACGGCGGAGAGCCGGTATGCAAGATCAAGAGAATTGATTTCGGCTATTCATGGAACGATAAAGGAGGCAATCGGAATGAGCGGAATTAACGAACAGGTGGACGAATTCAAGCCTGCAGCCGAGCCGACTAACGCGCCTGCAGCTAGCGAGCCTGCAGCATCGGCACAGCCTGCAGCATCGGCACAGCCTGCAGCATCGGCACAGCCTGCAGCGCCCGAGCCGCCTGCAGCTAGCGAGCCTGCGGCGCCAGAACCGGCACAGCCGACGAACACCGGATACGATTCCATTATCCGGCAGCAGACGGAGCAGATCAACGCGCTGATTGCGCAGAATCAGAGCCTCGCGAGCCAGATAACGCAATTGGTGCAGGGAGGCGCGCAGATCAACACGGCGCGGCAGGCCGCGCAGCCTGCGGCGGTTTCGCCGATGGCTCAGTTCAACCCGCCTGCACTCTCCGACAACGACGATTGGAGCCTGGAAGCCCTCGGGCGTGAAATGGCGAAGAGGGACTAATGCAAGTATTGGAGCGTTTTACCAATACCGTTGATTGAGATATAATCCTATAGGCAAACTCCCATCCCTTCTCTGTTGCAGCCCTCGGAAGATACCGTGCCGAGGGCTGCGGCATTTTACAGGGGAGAATTCAAGTGTTACTATCTTAAGCAGACGTAACAAAGCGGCTGCAGGGCGGGAGCCCAATATATCGAAGACACAGCGCATGCGTTACAGGCAGCAATCCCCTGTAAACGAAAGAAGGTAAGAAAATGGCTGTCTTGAATAGCGACGTTCTGACCCGCGCCTGGCTTTCCGGGTCGAACATGTTCCAGCAGAGAATACCCAACCCCGCCGTTTCGTCGTATGCGTCCGTCGTGAACGCGCTTTTCGCTCCCATGAACGGCGATCTCTTCAACGAGTTCAGCGGCCTGCTCAACGGCCTTATCGGCACTTACGTAGAGAGCAAGACGTTCGAAAACCCCCTTCGCGAGCTTAAGAAGCCGGCCGTCACTTGGGGCAATTCCGAACGCCACGTCGCCGTCAAGTACCTGCAGGCGCATGCTGGGCGCTTCGACGACGAAACCCTGTTGAAGTGCGAGAAGCCCGAGTTCGTTGAATGGTTCTACAGCGTTACAGAGCCGCGCCGCTACGAGTTCAGTTGGTCTCGACAGGATCTCGCGCGCGCTTTCAGCGCCGACGGCTACGGCTACGAAGACCTGCTCGCTGGCACCATCTCGCAGATGCTTTCGAGCGCGAACTACGACGAAATGATGATCATGATTCAGATGTTCGCCGAGGCAGACAAGCGAATGGGCGGCCTGTACCGCTACAACGTCAGCGCGGCGCCTACCACCGAGGCAACCGGCAAGGAGCTGTTGACCGGCATTCGCGCCGTCGCCGGTCAGATGAAGTTCCCGACCATGCTTTACAACCATATCGACGTGCCCGTCTACGAGAACCCCGACACGCTTGTTCTGTGGGTCACGCCAGAGGTAATGGCGAATTTGGACGTCCAGACGCTTTCGAGCGTCTTCCAGCTCGACCGCGCGAACATCCAGTACCGCGTCATCGAGATTCCCGAGTTCCCGATTCCGAACGTGTACGCCGCGCTCACTTCCGAGGACTTCATCTACTACCGCGACTTCATGACGGGCATGGAGCCGCCTTTCTACAATCCGGGCAACCGCACGCTCAAGTACTACTACTGGGCAAACGGCATGATCGGCGTCAACCCCGCAGCCAACTGCGTGCTGTTCACCACCGACGAGGCCACCACCGTACCGACCGTCACTATGGCCGTCACCGGTGCGAGCTTCGCGCCCAACACCGGCAGCATCGAAATCGGCGGCAAGCTGCAGACCAAGTTCCAGCTTACCGGCTCCGTTTCGGGCGACACGTCCGGCAAGATCGCCGTCGAGCCTGACGCGGCCACCTACGAAGTCGCAGGCTTGCGCGGAGACGCTGCTATCGAACTCAACTCGCGCACCTACGTAGACAGCTACGGCGTGCTGCACCTGCAGAAGACGGGCGTTGCCGCCGACGACGTCATCACCGTCACGGCGAAGGCCGCGTACACGAACCCGTCCGGCACTACGACCGACTACTCGGCCACGTTCACCGCCACCGTCGTCGCTGCCGCTGCGCACGGAGCGAAGGAATGCGCCGTTTCGGCCGACCCTTACATCACCTATACGGACGAGACGGAGGAGGCCACGGCAAGCGAGTAGCGATGCTGTTTCGCAAGTCGGCAACGCGTGCTAGATAGGGGCTGCAGCAATGCAGCCCTTTTCTGTATTTGTTAGGACGCAGAACATGCCAAGATTTCCGAAAATGAACGGCGGTAATTTCCCGCATTTAGATACAGTGGACGTTAATCAATGGCAAAACGACTTCGACTACTCGCGCTACGACGCGACTCAGATGAAGCTTACCGTTTGCTCTGTTCCATGGGATATGGGCGAGGCGCATATCGGCAATAGGACTATCAGCGGTATCGGCAACGTGGTCTACTTCGGCTCGAAGGAAAGCCGCGACGCATGGTTCGACGCGATTCCCGATAACGAATGCTACCGATGGGAGACGAAGTACAAGGAGCTGCATAGAGACCAGTTCATCGACGTGGCTCTCCCGTTCGACGTTGCAGCGAAGTACAACTACCTGGCAGTCGAGTATTCGCTGTTCGCCAACGACGACAGTCCCGTGATGTACGAGCGCGAAGACGGCCATAGAAAATGGTTCTGGTTCATTCGCGAAGTAGAGTTCGTGGCGCCGAACACGACGAGGCTCCACCTCATCGACGACGCTTTTCAAACGTGGATATACGACGTCAACGTGACAGGCATGATCCTGGAGCGCGGCCATGCGCCCATGTTCGAGACGAACGCCACGAAATACCTTGCAGATCCCATAGACAACGCCGCAGGCCTGCTAACTGAGGACGTGAACTACGGCGAGCCTGCGATCGCGCGCTCGTCTAGCGAATTCGTATTCAATAGCGGCAGCATGTACGCCGTCATCGTCACTACGGCAAGCACGGGCAGTTCGTGGGGATCGAAGTCGGCAGGCACATGGAACACGCCAGGGCTGCCTACCGGCTACACGATGCAGGGCGTGCCCTCATATGACGCTTTCGCCGTGCCTGCGGCGAACTTGTCAACGCTGTTGGGCAACGCCGCGAGCAGCGCGCCGCAGTTCATCCAGACGATCAAGGCAGTTGCGTTCGTTTCCAGAGACCTTTTGACGTTCACGCGCTCGTATACGTTCGCCGGGGTGACTTGCCACGGCCTTGCGGCCGACTACAGGCAGAATCAGCTATTGAAGCTCGACAAGTCTAAGTTCGGCTATGACGGCCGTTACGCCGAGATCGCGAAGCTTTACACATACCCTTACGCCTACATCCTCGTTACCGACGAGCAGGGCAACGAAACCGAGATACGCATCGAGCACACCGACGGCACCATCAACGTAGAAAGCAACGTATCGCTGGTGTTTCCCTGGCTGGCCATAAACGCGCACTTGTCGGGCATCGGCAAGACGGCGCGAAAGAACATCGCGTTCGCCAACATCACCCGCAGGAACATGCCGTTACAGGCAATTGGTACGAAACCCTGCAGAGCTGGAACATTCCGACGTTCGGCGTGTACCAGGACGCGGGGACTAACAACGACTATGCGACGCATTTCGACCGCGTACAGCAGGCCGTCGCGTACAACAACGAATATGCCAGCGCTACGGCAAGCGCGGCAACGGCGCAGACAAACGAGAACGCGAGCGCCAACACGGGAGTTGCGAACGCAAATTTGCAGATAGCCGCGAACACTGCCGTAACGACCAGGTCGAACGAGGCAAGCGCGACCGACACGGCAAACGTCAATGCGACGTCGCAGGCCATGCAGGCGTGGGACGGCGGTTACGCGCGCGACACGGTAAACAACGAGGTAAACGCCGAATACGCGAGCGCGGCGGTCGGGGCTGCAGGCGGAGTCGCCGGTTCCATCGCGTCCGGCGCGGCCAGCGGGGGCGTCGCCGGTGCGATCGGCGGCCTTATCAGCGGAGCCATCAACGGCGCAACCACGATGGCGCAGACCACAATCGCGGCGAACCTTAAAAGCACGCAGGCGGAGACGACCATCGCCTATACGCAGAACAAGGTAAACGCCTCGAACGGCTCCAACAGCGACAGAAACGCCATCCAAATCAGCGCGAACGAGGACAACACCGAGACGCAGAACGATTACATAGAAGGCGCAGCGGCGAACAGCGCGGCAACGCAGATGGCGAACGCAGGCCGCAGCTACGCAACCGATACGGCCAATGCCGCCAGGCGGTTGGACACGGCAAAGAACGCCGTCGCGAACCAGATTGCACAGGCCGAGCTGAACACCCCTGTCGAGTTCGGGGCATGGCAGCACGGAGACCTGGCAACGTCGCGTCCGATGGGTCTGTTCGCCAACGTCGTCACGCAAACCGACGCGGCCATCAACGCCGCTGGCGACGAGATGCTGCGCTACGGCTATACTTACGGCAGGCAATGGGACTTCGACGGCGATTGGAACGTCGGGAAATACTTCACCTATTGGAAGCTCAAAGACTTCTGGGTATCTAATCTGAACGTACCGGACATGTACATGGACAAGCTGCGTTTCTTCCTGTTCGGCGGGGTGACCGTCTGGCGCGACCCCGCCGACATCGGCAGGCGCACGGTATACGAAAACTATAGTTAAAGGCGGTGAATCATGGCATTTACTGAACAAGAACGCGAGCAGATAAACGACGTCGTCAGACGCGAGCTTAAAGACATGACGCCTGAGGAAGTACAGCTCTACACGCGTTGGAGCACTGAAAACGCGCTGCGCGACGCAGACTTTCAGAGCAAGATGCAGACGCGAGCCGATTTGATGCAGGCGCGCATCGACGCGGCCAACGAATTGCACCAAGCCGCACTGGACAACTTGAAAGCGCAGAAGGCAGCGGCGCTCGCACGTCTGGAAGGCATCGAGAATGGGTAAGAAGAACAGAGGCAGAAGAGCAGACTTCTTCGGCGATCATTTCTGGCAGACGGACAACTACAATTTCAGGACGTTCCAGCTATACTTCGACATGCTGCTGTCGTTGTCTCTGAACAGGTTCCGTTGGGAAGGTTTGCCTGACACATGCGATGCGCGTTATTTGGAGAAAGTGCTCCACCGAAACGGAATCGCCACGCTTGCGCATGAGGAAAGCATGCCCGACGTGCTCGTGACCCTGCAGGCCATGCCGAACGGCGAGTACAACATGTACGGCCTGCCCAAACGCTGGCGCGCCGTGGGTTACGACGGGCTGACCGATTTCGAATGCACGGACGAAAACGCGGTACTGTGCTATTACTCGAATTCCCGCATCGCGCCCTGGAACATGCTGGAGATTTTCGCCCGGAAGATGGCGCACTACTCGCGCACCGAAGACGTGAACTTGTCGCAGCAGATGAAGCCGTTCATAGGCATTGCGCCACAGGAAAAGCGGCTGGAGCTTGTGAACCTGCTCAAACAGGTAGAGGCGGGGAGCCTGCCATCTTGGGAGACAACGGCCTGCAGGATCTCGTAAACTCGGTTACCGTGATCGACACTAAAGTGCCGTTCATTGGCGAAGACCTGGCAAGGGGCTTGACGAATACGCTCTATTCCGCATTGCTTGCGCTCGGCATCCCGCATTTGGCATTTGAAAAGGGCGAACGCATGATCGAGGACGAGGCTAGGGCGAACTCTGCAGCCACCAACGTCATGCTGCTTGACTGCCTGCAGGCTCGCCGCGAGTTCTGCAAGCGTGCAAACGCGAAGTTCGGGCTTGAATTGGGCGTTTACTTTAACGACGATTGGGAAAGCTACAACTTCAACTACATGAACAACATCGAAAGCATGGCGCAGGACAAGTTGATTCTGCCGCAAGACGAAACCGTAACGGGATCCGTCGGAGGTGACGAAAATGAGTAATCCATGGTACGACGGCTGGAAGGACGACGCGCTCGAATACACCGGCGTTGACGAATGGAACGCGGTCTATACGGTCTCGATCGGCGAATTGCAGGCTGCAGGCGTGTTTGATTGGTCTAACCCGCTGCTTGACTGGTCTGGTGCGGCATACGACGAAGAGCAGTACGAGCGCGTCTGCAATTACTTCGTAGAGCGTTTCTATTACCGCGAGATAAGCCTGGAACCGTTCGAGGAATGGGCGCGCATATTGAGCGTAAGCTCGTATACGAGCTGATGCCGAAATACAAGCCCCTTTATGAGCGCGCAGACGAGGGCTTCAGCCTCTTGCCTACGAAGACGAATACTACAAGTCGCGTATTGTGAACAGCGCATATCCTCAGACGGTGCTTTCGGGCAATTCGGACTACCTGACCGACGCGCGCGACGAGGAATACGAGCGTATCAAAGAAGGCAACCTGGTCGAGGCGATGGAAAGCTACAAGGCGAGGTTTCGCAGCGTGGACGAATCGCTGCTAGACGAGCTGGAAGGCATGTTTATCTGTATGTATACTGCGAACGTCAACGCCACATGGTAGGAGGCAAGTAAAATGAACTGCGATTTTGAAAACGAGATCACCCGCTACATTCCGAGTTTCGCGGGTTTCACCGAATTCACTACGAGCATACCGAAACTGTATTGGGGCGTGAAGTCTCAGGAGCAGCGCATTCTCGCGCTGTGCAAGCTGCTCAACAAGGTGATTTGCTATGCCGACATGTTGGGCGAGGAGACAAACGAGATTCGCAAGATGTTGCAGGATATTCTCGACGGCAAGCTGGATCCAATGATCGAAGCGGCAATAGCCGAATGGTTCAAGGAGCACCAGGGCGAAATTCTCGCAGACATTGAGGAATTGAAGCAGGAATTGGCCAGCCTCCGACAATACGTCGACGAGCAGGACGCGGCGATTCGAACGGAATTCGATGGGCGCATCGACGCGTTGGAGGCTGACATTGAGGAATTGAAGAATTCCGAAATGAGAATCTACGTCATGAATTCCGAATACGCCGCTACGCTCGTGCAGGCCGACGGGAAGAATATCGTCTTTGATTGCGGCTCCAGCGCGGAGACGGAAAGAATAGAGGCGTTCTTCACGAAGCATAGCGTGACGCGGCTCGACGCCGTCGTGATCACGCATTTCCACGGAGATCATTGGAGCGGCTTCGAAAAGATCTGTGATTACTGCGACGGCGAGACGGACATTTTCGTTCAGATGCCGGCGCCTAGGACAAACTACGATTATTCCGCATATGAATTGGGGCATGACACGGTATTTCAGCTTTGCGAAACGAACGGACTAAAAACCCCGGTCGTGCCGCTTGAGGGAAGAACGTTCGAATACGACGACGTTAAACTGACCATGTGGAACACCGACGTGACCAACGTCATAGCCTACGAGGACGCATGGGCTAACAGCAGCAACGCGTTGACTGAAAAGCATTCGTCGCTGAACAATTACTCTCTGATCTCGCGAGTGCAATATCTCGGCAACGTCTATGTCGATACAGGCGATATAGAAGGCGCGGCGCAGCAGATCTACAAAGACAAGATCGGCATGGCAACGGTCGCGAAGAACCCGCACCATTTCGACAACCGAATGGGCGTGTTCGAATTCTATCAACAGCTTTCCCCTAAGATCTGGTTCAGCACCAACAACTTGAAGCCTGCGACCGATACGGAGGTGGAGCAATATGCATACATGCAAGGCTACCTTGCGAGGTACCTCGTATGGATGGAGGACAACACGCCGTACCTCGGCAATGTGGGCGTTGACGTTGAAATCGAATTAGCGCACGGCGAGCCGCTCGAATTCACGGGCTACCGGTGCAGCATATACAACTACGTCGAAAGCGAGCCAAGGCTCGACCGTATGCATTGGACTATGTCGCTTCCTCCCGAATACTACAATGAATACCCCTTCGCACTCCGTTACCAGTTGACTTTGGAGGACTTTGCAGACGAGATAAACGACTATGCGAAAATGCACAGTCCGTATATCTTCGGCATTGGTTATGATGCATCCGTGCCATTAGCTGTAAACATGTATGCGGTTTTCCCGAATTACCCCACCAGTGGCTATGGAATAAATTTCACGCTGGGATTGAATGAACTGAAGCTCGAATACATGTACCCGTACTATGAAGAGCCGATTGCGATTATCCAGCCTGCATACACGTTGGACGATCCTCTGAAGCGCGTCATTCGCACTGGAAACGGCTCCTACGGCATGGAGATAGACATCGAGGGCAACACGATTCCAAGCGAAGACATGACTTTTCTGCAAACCGCGAAAATACTCGACGTAACGTTAAGCAACAACGTGCATATTCCAGTAGTTAAGCGCGTTTCTGCTATCAGCCAATTGCAACCCAGAAACTGGTCTGGTACAGTATTAAACGATAATGGGACTGCGATTTACATGTGCAATATTACTAACAACACTATCACGAGCAAGGTAGTTACAATTGCATCTGGAGTGTCGAGTAATAGCACAGTACCGCGTTTTCGTCCGTGCATTCGAAATCGGTCAGCCCGTCGTAACCCACGGCGCGCCAGCGTTTGATC